CCTAGTTCTGCCTCATGACCTTTATCGCCAGTACGACCTGTTGGACCTGCAACATTACTTCCCCCTCCTGAACCTTTATCACCTTTTGTACCTTGAGTACCTTGTGCACCTGTAGCACCTTGAGTGCCAACAGTTACAACAGATATATCATTAGGACCTGTAATAGTTATGCTTTTTACTATGCTCATCTACTTACATTTCCTCTAATAGAGTAGGTGCCTTCTAATATTCTATCTACCTTGCCATTTGAATCTGTCAACTCAATATCATAAACACCATCACCTACTGTTAAGTTTGTAGTGTCTGTAGCTGATATTTGTAGAATGACAGTACCTGCAGAACCACCCATAGTGATTCTACTATTAGCAACTGTTAATGTGACTACTTCTGAGGAATCATCTTGATTTTTACGCAGATCCATTTCTGCGGAATAACCTGTAAGGTTAATGACTGTATCACTAGCATCCTTAAGAGTTAGCGTGTGCTTGAATGTAGCTCCTTGCTCAATGATAAAATGATGATACCCTGCTGCCATAAATAATTCCTAAATATAATATGGTATCTACCATTTCAGCTTCTGCTGTTAAAAGTATAACAAAGAACTAATGTTACTTGCTTTTCTTTGTTGTTTTCTTAGTAGATTTTTTCTTGGCTTTAGCTTTAGGTGCTTCTCCACCTTCCCATGCTTCATTGACATCAGGTGTTGATTCGTCATCTCCGATCAACTGACCTTTTTCATTTCTTGCTCTTACTGGCTCTACTTCAGCTTCTACTTCTACTATTTCTTCTGCTGAATCCATCTTGACTTCCATAGCCCATCCGTTTTCTACAAAAGTTTGCATGACATCATCTTGCCATTGACCTTCAGATTCTATGATCTCGTCAGCCTTATATAATTTTACATCTGTTCCATGTTCGTTTGCTGACGCAGGTTTTGGAACCATGATTTTAAATTTCTTTGCCATAATTATTTCCTGTTAAAAGAGGGGGGAATTTCACCCCCCAAAATCAATAACTAACCTTATGCAGGTGCGTGTCTAGGCTTACCTAGAATTACACTTGCAGCCATAGGTGTAGCTGTACCATGCGTTCCACTGAAGTTCGCAACAACTCTTATATATCTACTATTACCTAGATATTCTAGCTCACTTACGCTAGGTGTCTCAGCATTGTCATCCAATGTGAGAAAGTTGCCGTTAGCACCTAAAGTGCCATTAACATCTGCAGAAGTCGCATCTGACCAAGAAGAATTGTCATCAGATACTTCTAATTCAAATTCAATCTTGTTAGTGCTACTTAGAGTGATACCTTCAACACCGCAATTAACAACTACTAAAGCATTTTCATACCCTTGTGTGTCAACTCCAACTCCGTTGGCATCCGCATCTAAAGCAGCAGGAACAACACTTGCTACGATTTTTAGATTATTACTTAAATCATTCATATGTTATCTCCTTATGCTGATACTTTCTGTTTAACAATGGCTTCAGCTTGTATAACCTGTCCACCTACTCTACGCCTTGCAATGTATCTTACATTACCAGTTGTAGCTTGTGTGAACGGATCTCTGAGAACCGCTAGTGATACACGATCTACGATCATATATGCTCGTCTGAAATCACCAAAGGCGATAGGATAAGCATTTGCACCAATGTCTGCCATGTCTGTAGCTTCAATGTAAGGATGACCTAGAATAGTGTTTATTGCACCACCTTCTAAATTCATGCCTGTTTGAAGGATATACTGACCTGCAGTGTCCTTTAGCTTTCTGATTGCAGAAAGAGTAGATCTGTTAAAAACAAATACACCATTCTTACCATAATCAGACTTAACGCCATGTACTAATGAAATTAAACCATCAGCAGTTAAAGCAGCACTTGCACCACTATTAACTTCTGAGACTGAACTATTAGTCATGAAGCCTTCAGGTTTACCAACAGCATTACCAGTACAGAAAGCTGCACCTTCAGCTTTTGCAAATTGCTCTGCAAACTCTGACTGCATTTCTGCTTCAAGATTAAAGACTGAATCTTCTAAATCTTGTTCTGATATATCCACCATTGCGTAATGCTCGTGAGCAGGTAGCTCTTCCAAGCCAACTTGCCAACCAGTAGTCTCTGATCTAGTTCCTGATTCGCTTACCCATTGAGCAGCAAATTGTCCAGTCCTTTTAGGGATCTGAATGGATCTCTGACCAGTTGATCTTACTCTAGCAATTTGTCTGATAGGTGAGATTTCAGTTACATCTTTGATCAACTCTCTCACATATTCAGCAGGTGCTAAGTAACCACCAGTAGAATCATTACTTACAGTAAGTGCTTTCTTCTCCATTGCATCAAGACCTTCAAGACCTTTTCTGCAATATGAATCCCATGCACCCATATACTCATCTACAGCTTTAGTATCCATACCTGAATTAGGGCGTGTTAGCCTTGTTTCAAATTTTTCAACTGTTTCCTGTAGGTTCTTTTGTGATTGCTCTGCAGCCACTAGCTTCTGATTAACTTCTTCAAGAGTGTTTAATTTGCTCTCAATGTTAGCCATCTTCTGATCTAGTTCCGCAACGCTTTCACCTTTATCTAGCTTCTCAAGTCTCTCATCATTGACTTTCTTAAATTCTGAAAAAGTCTCTCCAAGATCTTGAATAGCTGTTTTTATATCTTCCGACATAATTATCTCCTATTAAGATTTTAAGGTTAAAGTTAAGTTCTTTATGGCATCTACCAATTCAGCATTTTGATTCTCAGCTTCTCGCTGATTAACTTCAAAAGACTTAGTAACTGCTGCTGCAGCCACTTTCGCTTCAGAACGGGATAGATGGAAAGCATCACGCAGCCCCTTTTCCCACTCTCTTATAGAAATCTCATCTCCTTTGACAGACATTACTGTTGCCTTAGGATTCATTGGAAAAGTTACCAATGAGACTTCCATTAAGTCTACTTCTTTAATAAGTCGCTTATTGCCACGCTTATCATATGAAACTTGGTCAGGGTTTACTCTAAAGCCTATTGATAGACCATCAAGAGCTCCCATCTTTAATAATTCATAGGCTTCTGCACCTGCTTGTGTTTTAAGTGCTAACCTACCTTTGACTACTAACCCGTGCTCATCTTCTTTGATTGAATCAAAGACACCAATAGGCATATCAGACTTATGCTGATATAAGAGCTTCACACTTTGGGGTTTTCTTCGTTTGAGTGATTTAGTAAAAGCTCCCGCTTCTATGACATCATTTCCTAGATCTTTGTTTCCAAAGACAGATCCATATCCTTGAAAAGTACCATAATCTTTATCTTCTTCTTCATCTTGATAGGCTTTGATTTCTGACTTGATTTCTATAAATGACTTCACTTCCTCTCCTGTAAGCTCAGTGTATTCTTCATGAGTCTTACATGGCATATAAACTGTATTACCATCTTCATCATGTGAGTGAGATCCTACACACCCTATTTCTTTAGCTCTTGCATTTGCTTCAACAGGATTGTCAAAGACATCCTTTCTTATTTCTTCTTTGCTGTCATTCACACTGGAATATTCTGTAGAATCAGGCTGACTAGCCTTGACATCTATTTCATTGTTTGAATATTCTTCAACTGCCATAGTGTCAATCTCCCAAAATTATAAATCACTATATCTAGGATTTCTTGTTATATAGTATCTCAAGAGCAACTTTAGCACAATATGTAGTGATATTATAAAATAGTTCATTTTGTTCTTGCAGTGTATTCCAATTTGGGTTTATAATAGATTCATAATCAATTAAAAGCTCTTAGAGCAGGACAATAAAATGACAAACTCAACTAACATCTCAGACTTCATCAGCAACCTTGTTGATACAGAATTAGAACTAGAAGGCAGACTAGACATTCAAGTAGGCATGGCTGCTACTAGATCAAGTGGTTCTGATAGCTATCCTTATACTGTCACTGAAATCACTGGTAAGAAAGGTAATAGAACTATTACCCTAAGAAAAGATGATCATAGACCTGATGGAAATCATAGTTTTGAATATGGTGGAAAGCAGTCTTATATCTATATCCCAAACCCTAACGGAGCTGAGCAATATGTTCAGGAAAAAAACTGGGTACATGACAACACTTATAAAGTTTCATTTAAAAATGAAGCAACTAATAGATTCAGAAAAGGTCATGGATACATCCACTTTGGTACAAGAAGATATTATCAAGATCCTTCCTTCTAAGGAGGGGTTTTTCTAAAGGGGGTCTATGACCCCTTTTCTTTTTCTAAGCTCAGTAGAGCTAAACTGGTGCTTCCTAGAGTTATAATAAACCTCTATTCCCATCTCTTCACATATCTGCTTTCCAGTAAAATATTGATCCATATATTCGGATCCAATGATCCTAATATCTAGGGGTAAGGTGTAAAGAATATCTCTTAGCTCCTGCTCTCTGTTATAGACAATAATGTCATCTACCCACTTGATAGCTTTGATCTGTATTTGCCTTTCTACTATGGATTGAATTGGTTTATTCTTTTCAGGTCTATCTATTGAGGGATCTAACTGGATTGCTACAAGCAGGTGATCACATACAGCTTTAGCTTCTTCAAGCATTGCTATATGTCCTGCGTGTAATAAATCAAAAGCTCCTGCTGTTATACCTTTCTTCATATGTCTATATGTAAATATCTATTATTGTTCCTTTGTAAGATTCTATGAATCTATACTTTTTATACTTCATCCATTCAATAGATACAACCCTTCAAACAACCAACTTAAAATCTCTTCTTCATCAGGATCTTTGGTCTTGTATGATCTTAAGAGTTTTCTTGCTGCTTTAATGTTTTCTACTGAGGGCTGATCTCCTTCTATTAGTTTGTTATATTTTACTTGTAGCTGATTGATATTCATTATCTAGGTTTCCCGAAGTTGAAGTTCCTTCCATGTTCCATAAAATCTTCTATCACCAATAAAAATTGTGGTGAAATCAAGGCATCATGACCGCCCTTAGCCCATAGTGCAAAGTTCTCAGCAAACCATTCTACAGGCTGACTGTTGCCATACTTTGAAGGACCCCAATAGGCTCTGCCAAGTGGACCTGTCTCTTTAAGTCCTAGATTATATTGAACTCTGTTTTTAATAGCTTCTTCAGCAAAACCTGAGTATCTCTCAAACATTGCAGGTTCAAGAGTATTCATATAAGAAGCTAGATCTGTAAAATCTAAATGCAATGATTGATGAACATGATGACCATACTCATGATACATAAGAGCCTTAAATTCATCTACACCATTATCCATATACGCCTTGACAGAGTAAGGAATATCTTTAGCATCATCAGCTCTTGTCCATTTTGATAGTTTCATGTAGTCAGGTTTAGATGCTTCTGTAGCTGCATCACCAATTTCCTTTACAAGATCCTCTGCAGTCTCAGCAGAAGCATAGGCTATTTTTTTGCTCATGAAATACTTTCTAACATTTTTAAGATTTATATTCATGACACCATCACCCATACTTGCGTTCATTCTTTTATTCCTACCTGCACTTTTTAAACCTCTTAAGGGGGGTATACCAAAGGCTTCAGACATTTTATTCATATCTCCTAAGGCTTCGTCTAGTGCTTCAAAGAACATCTTAGACTCAAATTCTGTATATCCTGCGTTCTTTAATTGTGTTTTTGTGATTGCAGTTCTTCCAAAGTCTCTTGCATGAGTTCCTCTAAATCGGTGAATAGCATCACCTGACTTAGCACTTTGCCTTGCATTAAAAAACGGATCTGAAGCTAAAGCTCTTGGATTTTTCTGATTGGCTACTCCCCACTTCTTAGAGTTATTCTTAATTGTCTCTTGAATCCTTTTTAAAGCATTACCTGATCCTAATGCTCTTGCTACAGTGTCTCTGAAGTTTATTCCTTGCGGTGTAAATCCACCTCTTGTCATCTTAGGTACATATTTTGGAACAGTGTCAGTTATGCCATCTACTGAATCACCTGCTAGATCTCCATCTAATTGATCTTCTGCTTCTACATAGACAACAGTGCATCTACAGTTAATAACATTCTTAGCACCACCTGCAGGATCTCCTGCATATGCCATCCTAGCTCCTGCTACAAGGAACTTCTCATCCATGCCTACAATAGATCCATTTACTTCAGCATGAAAAGATCTTGTTCTCTCATCAGAAGTAGCCACCCACTTCTTGACCATCTCTATTCCTAGATCTCCCTGTAGCTGCTCATGGTATTTGTGATTAGAGAATGAAGCTGCATTGTGCGTTTCTGTTCTTGCTATTAGATTAGCTCTTCTAAGACTGATGGGTAAGAACTGATTAGCTACATTCCTTGTGATCTGATCTAAAGTTAAGTTGTCAGCTCTGCCTTGCCCTATAAGCCTGAGGATCTTCTTAGACATATCATCAGCTATACCTGATAGAACAAACTCCTTAGATCCAAAATAAAGAGCTATCATTGATTCAAATTCTTTGGATCTGCCAAATACAAACGCTTCCTGAGACTTAAATAGTCCTTTGTAGAGCTCTTCATTACCCTTATAGACTGCAAGATGCACTCTTCTGTAGTGACTCATCATTACTGGAAAGAGATCTTCTTTTAGTCTTTGTGATGCTGCCTGAGGTTCATAGATCCCTGTAGTCTTATATAAGTAGAGATTGGTATTAGTGAACTTCCTGAATAGGTTAGATAGGTTCTTATTACATCTCTTAGAAAGATTATTAATAAGCACTCTCTGCTTTCTAGCTTCTAGCCTAGAGTTTACTCTGCCCCTTTTAAAGGTATGAAATTGCTTAGTCTTTAGTTTCATTTACTTGAGAGAGGATGTCCTTTAGGGAATAGGTCAGTATCATGCTTCCCACTCCTGAACTTCCCATTTCTCAAGGCATATAAATAACTGTTGACTCTTGCATAAGCCCACTGCTCTTCTGAGTTCACTGTAGGTCTAACAGAGCTAGGATTGCTTCTATAAGCTCCTACACCTCTATTAAATACTGATGTAAGGGTTCTTACATTTGTTTTCTTTGTCTTGCTGTCACCATGCTTTTCATTATGATCATCAGCTTTCTTTTGTAATCCTTTCTTTACTGCTGCACTTACTTTGGTAATAGTCGGAATGTTGTTCTCTAAGAACTCATGATCAAACCATCCTGACTTAGCTTCTTCCCTTTCTATAGCATCTCGTTTTGATTTAGACCATGCAAAGCCTGAGTCTCCACCCCAAAGCAGCCACGCTATCTTACCTGCAGACGGATAGCCTTCTTCTCCTGAGTTGAAACCCTGACCCTGTTTATCTACTTCATGCCTACTGAAGAAACTATACATTCTTTTAATTGTTGATAAGGAGAGGTTCTCTCTAGCTACTAGCTGATTAGCTCTAGCAACTCCTATAGAGGTTCCACCCCTTTTATGCTTTTTTCTGAGTGCCAACCCTCTCTCTGCGTTATTCGCCATAGTTGCAGTTGGCTTAGTGTCTATATCACTTAGAGCTTTAGCAGTGTCTATGTCTTTGCTCATAGATACCCAATCATCAAAGTCTTTATCATCTTCCTCTTCTGCTTCTGCAGGATCATATGTTTCAAGATCTTCTTCTTCTACTGGATCTGCAGGTTCAGGAACATCACCATCACCAAGAGGGAACATATTAGCTGCAACATAAAGACCATCTCCGCCATCTACAGGCTCTAGTCCTATTCTTTCTCTAGCTTCATTCCTTGTCATGATGCCTTCTCTTACAGCACTGGTGACATTCTCATAGATCTTCTTTCTCCTCTCTGAAAGAGCAGGAATAGAATCTACATCAAACTCTAAGCTCAGCCCATCACCAAACATAGGCACTAACCATTCATTCATGTCACTTTGGACCTTAGATAGATAGGGAATAATTGTTTCTTCATACAGAGCTAATCTTGCTTCTGCTACATTTGAATAAGTTTGTGAATCAGGAACTCCTACTAATTGAGAAGGAACACCAAAGCACATAGCAATATCAGTAGCTGATAGATGTTTTAGATTTAAGAAGTCCATATCTTTTGGACTTAGACCCATTTCCTTCCAGTCAAAGTCTCCCTCCAATAGCATTGGTCTACCTGCATTACCTGCACCACTAAATCTGTTGTTTAAGTCTGTTAGAAGTTGTTGCCTTTGTGAATCAGTTAAGTTCATGGCAAACCCTGCATCATCTTGTGGCTTAAATATAACAGCTCCTGATGGTCTAGCTCCGTTAGCTAAAAGGTTTACATTATGCTTTGCCATCATATTATGTTGATCTACCTCTACTGCTGCTGCAGCTAAAGGTGAACAGCCATAGTAATCATCCATAGGATTCCATAGTTTGATATGCTTAAGCTCACTGTAACCATTGTCTTGATCTACATCATAGGTTCCCTGAACTTTGCCATTGATCTTATAAATGTATTTTTCAGGTATAGGGTTTCCACTGCCCTTGATTTCTATCCTGTCAGGTCTAAGTTGATGCAGCTCTCTTGGGGCTCCTCTGTCGCTACCTGTTTTAAGAACATATGTATTACCACTAAGAAGCAGGTATCCATATAGAGATCCAAAGAACTCTGAATAAGACTGCTGAGGATTAGGTCTATTGAGTAGATCTAATAGCGGATGTTCTTCTAAGATGGTGTCATTCTTGTATCTAACCTGAAAGCCAACTGCTGCAGCTCCTTTAGCTATCTCATTCACACATCTATAGACTATAGCGTTTTTAAGATACCCTTCTTTTGCAAGATCCTGATATTTATAAGCCTTTGGCTCTTCAGTACCTACACCAAAATAACCCATCATATTTGAGTTCTTTGTTTGATTAGGCTGATTTCTATTTAGCAACCTATCTAAAATGTTTCTATTATCTGCCATATCAACTTATTCTCCAGTTTACATTTCCGCTAGACTTGCTCAGTTCAGTTAAACCCCAAACCAAAGCATCTAGTCTATCAGGAGAGCTTTGTGTATCGCCTGTATAACTACACATCTGCTGTTCTAGCTCAGGGAAAGCACCGACATGATGCACCCTTCTCTGCTCATATAGAGCTGCGATTGGCTCGGCTCTAAGGATCTTACCCCTTGTAGCCCTGACAGATCTATAAGGAACATTTGTATCTATGTTTCTTATCAACCTTTCAACCAAGTCTCCACCATTATTAGTTTCACATATAATTCTATCTGCTTCCCATTCATAAAAAGCATTAACACATATTCTACCCCATTTATCAGCAGTATGTCTGCCTGATAGATCTTCTAGGACATAGAACTCATTATTATAATCCTTACCTACTATCACTATACCAGTCTCATCAGAGTTGTCATTAGCGGTGACAGCAGGATCTACCGCTACTACTATCTTCATTAGATCCCTATCATCATTGATTCTTGCTTCATCTATCATCTTAGAATTCCATAAGGTGCCTTCAAAGTCCTCTATGATCTCTGCATACAGCTCCTGCCTTCCTAGATTAGTTCCTTCATACTTTTCTTTAAGCATGGCTAATGCTGACTCAGCTAGATTAGCTTCATTCTCAAAAGTAGATCCTCTTGTAATATGTACATCATCTCTTTCAATAAGATCTTTAATTAATTTAGTTGGCTTAGGAGTAGTGGTTATTGTGACCTGAGGTTTATCTCCTAATCTAAGACCAAACAAAAGCTGATCAAAGGCTTCAGGATATCTCCATGATGCAACTTCATCACACCATGCTCTATGAAACTGAGGTCCTCTTAATCTCTCAGGTTCTTGAGCTGCAAATCCTATGATCTTAGATCCATTCCATAAACGGATCTCTGAAACTGTTGAGCTATATCCTGCCTGTTCTTTAGATTTAAGGAGACATTCTTTAGGTATGATTGAGAGTAATCCTGATGGACCACCAAAACAAACTCTTCTGAGATCTCCATGAGTGGGAGCTACTACAGCACAATTAACATTAGCATTATCCATTGCATAGATTGCAATATCTTCAGCTCCAGTTCTAGTCTTACCCCATCCTCTACCTGCCAATATAAGCCAAACTAAATAGTCTGTAATAGGTGTAAGCTGCTTCTTCCTAGCAGTTGTCAGCCATTCAGTGTAATGATTCGCTGTCGCTGTTGATGCGGTCTCGTTTAACTCCGTGTAGGAGGTCCATAACTCTTCTGAACGATTCCGCTTCTTTGACAGTGCTGTTGACATTGATGTTCTCCGTGACTTCACCCATAGCAACCTTGCTTAGTTTCTGAGCTACTGTAAGAGCATTACATAGTCCTAATAATTGTTGAGGTGGAAATGGTTTACTTTTCATCTTCAAGGCATCAGTGTTCATCTTAAAGTAATATTCTACTTGCTCAATGATCTCCTGAGACTTGCTTATAAATTTATCATCAAAAGCCTTGCCCTCTTTTACAAGATGCTTAGCTCTCTTCTCATTTAATTGTTCTTGGATCTCTGCTTCAAACTGTTGTCTTAAAGATTTCCATCCTTCAGATCTTGCAGCTCTATATAATGTGGCTGATGCTACATTATGCTTTTTGATCAATTCTTCTATAGTGTAATGTTTTCTATCACCTGTTTCTGTCTCGCAGCCCTGCACAAATTCAGACTTTATTAAAGTTCTCAATTCAGGAGTTAGTTTCTTTTTGGCTGCTTTCTTAGTCATAGATTCTCACATATTATCATTATTTTTCTAAAAAGAACAACATGGAATATATCCCGATTGGACATATGTATTCCAATATGGTATAATGGTATTAAGATCAATAAAAACAGGAGAACATAAAATGACTAGATCTGCACAAAAACTACCCCAATACTGGGTCTACATAGGGGGCTACAGAATGGTCCAAGCTAAAGTAGGTTATAAGTGGGTGAAATATAAGAGTCCAACTTTGGACCAAAACTTTACTAGGATCAGTAGAGCTAAGTGGGACAAGTGCTATATCCGAACTTTAGAAGAAGCTATAGAAATGAACAATGTCTACAATAGAGCCCGTGAATTAGAGATTCCTCTAATCAAGAAAACCAAAATACTTAAGTCCCATCCTACTAGGAAGTTTGGATGGATGTATAAGTCCTATGAGGATCTCAGAGATGAGGTCCTTTCTCATGATATAAGGAGAGCTGCATAATGCCATTAGAAATAGATAAGAACATTCCACTCATTGAGCTATGTGACCCATTGGGTAGAAAGAGTCATAGGCTTAAGATAGATGATATTTATTGGACCTTGCATGATATGGAGATTGGGGATTCTGTTTTGTTTGGATCTCTTGCTGCTGCAAACAGGTTTAGATCAAGAGCTCATAATTGGATGGTTCATGGTTATTGGGATCGTCAGTTTGCTTTGAGAGATTTGGGAGTAGGAGAAGGGTGGAGAGTATGGAGAATAGAAGATAAGAAAAGAGATCCAAGATTCACACTTGACTAATTAGTACAAAGTGGCATAGTAGTAAACCCGTAAAAGAAAGGAGAAAATTATGGAAAAAAAAATAGCCTTCAAGAGAGAAGGAAAAAAACACATGGATCTAGTCTATAGATATCTTGACTTCACCATCACTGACCTTGACCTTTGGTATGTGGTTTATAAAGGAGATGAATATATAGGTCGTAATTCAAGCCTTAAAAAGTGCAAAGAATATGTGAGGTCCTTATGTCAATAGAGTGTCTCAATCAAGCTCTTAAGATGGAGTTCAAAGGTCAAACACCAACCAAAAGATTAATCCTAATCTTGTTAGCAAATTATTGTGATGACAAAAATTCTTGTTATCCATCATATAAACATATAGCCAAACTTGCAGGTCTTAAAGATACAAAGCACATTGCAAACATCATTAAAGAATTTGAGCAGTTAGGTCTACTTAGTATTGAACATAGAAAGACAAAAGAGGGGGGACATACATCAAACAGGTATCATCTCACCCTTAGGGCTACAGCACCCTTAGGGGCTTCAGGAGAGGAGGTAGTAGGTCCTGACACCCATAGCCCCCCTGTCCCCACCCCCTCCAATACTAAAGAGGATACAAAAGAAGAAACTAAAGATCTTAATAAGGGTGATGGCACTTCTTATGATCATGAAAAAGATAACTTAAGATGTTTGTTTGGTGACTTTTATGTTCTTTACCCTCGTAAGATTGGTAGACATATGGCTGAGAAATCTTATGAGAAAGAGTGCAAGTCATATGACCCCCGTAAGATGAATGAGATGGCTAAGAGATTTATGTATCTATGCAAAGCTGAGAAAAGGGAAACTCAATTTATTCCCCATCCTGCTACATGGTTAAATCAGAAGAGGTATCTTGACATGGAAAACAATGAACATAAAATCAAAAAGAATACATTAAATAAAATAGCAGGATAAATAAAATGATAGACATAAGTCAGAAACTTGCAGAAGCAGGTATCAACCCTAAACACTTAGGAGATGGTAATCAGAAACTTAAGTGCCCCCAATGTCAGCCACCCCATAACCCAAGAGATAATCCTTTATCAGTGACCATTGAAGGCAACACTGTTGTATGGAAATGTCATCATTGTGAATGGACTGGCGGATCAGGAGATGGATCTAATACCTTCAGAAGAAATGAATGGGTAAGACCTAAGGTTCCTGAGAATCCGATTCAGGATAATTTTGTAGCAGACTATTTTCAAAAGAGAGGGATCTCTAAAAAGGTTATAGATGCCTTTAAGATCTACAATGAAAATAACTGGATTGCTTTTCCTTACTTTGATAAAGATGGGACCATTGCCAATGTTAAATATAGGACCACTAACAAAGAATTTAGACAGGCTGCCAAAGCTAAAAAGATCTTATATAACTATGAGAACATTCATGATCAGGAAGAGGTAATCTTTGTTGAGGGTGAAATGGATTGCTTGTCATTAGCTCAAGTTGGATTTAAGAATGTCACCACTCTAAGTGATGGAGCATCTTCAACAGTTTCTACAGATCCTAATGATTCAAGATTTAAAGGTTTAGGTAATTCACCAATAGTTGCAGATAAGGTTATTTTATTTTGTGATGATGATGAAGCAGGTAGAGCTCTCAAAGAATCTCTTTTGTATAGAGTTGGCAAAGATAAAGCATGGTATGTGAACCTGAGTAAGTATGGTGATTGTAAAGATGCTAATGATGTCTTATGCAAACATGGAGAACAGGCTTTAAAAGATCTTGTTGATGGAGCTATACCATATCCAGTTGAGGGACTATATAAGGCTAGTGATTATTCTAATGAGATTATGGACCTTTATGAGGGTAGATATGTTAAGCCTATAGAGATTGGAATGGAGGGCTTAGATGAGATCTACAAGATTCAGAAGGGCACTTTCCACTGTATTACTGGGATCCCGAATCATGGTAAGTCTTTAATGCTTTCTAGTATCTTAATAAAACTTGCAGAGAAACATGGGTGGAGATTTTGTGTTTTTTCACCTGAGCACTCTACAGCAATGCACATAAGAAGATTATTGCAGCTCTACATAGGAAAAGGTTTTGATGAAACCCTTAATGAAAGAATGACTCCTGAGGATGTCATTAGAGGTATGAAGTTTATTGATGAGCATTTCTACTTTATAGAAACAAGAGATGCTATACCTTCAGTAGATCTAATCATGAAAACTGCTAAAAACTTTGTCTATAAGTATGGTGCTGCAGCTCAGGGAGTTGGGCTAGTGATAGATCCATATAATGAAGTAGATGCTAACAGGAAGCAGGGTAAGAGAGAAGATGAGCACATAAGAGACTTTATATCAGAATGTAAGAAGTTCTGTAGGATGCACAATGCTGTAGTTTGGTGTGTAGCTCATCCAACTAAATTACCAAGAGAAACCAATGGTGGATATTCGCCACCTGACAGCTATTCAATATCAGGATCTAGTCACTGGTCTAACATGGCTGATTGTATTCTGACAGTTCATAGAGACTTTGATGCAGGATCTACTTCTATCCTGACCCGAAAGATTAGAGAACAGGACCTATATGGAAAGATTGGTGAAGCCAAATTTCAGTATGACTTTAGGACCTATAACTTTAGAAAGTATGAAGATATATATGACAGCTATGATGACTGGTCTAAATAGAAGTCATTAGGAGAAACAGCACCTTCCGTATAATCATGAATAGCCAACATTTCAGATTTGCGGGGGATGCGTTTTGCAATTACATACTTACTCAATCCGCCTTGACTTAGTTTGTGTCCAGTAGATTTCTCTAATTGCATAATAAACTCATTTTGAGTGATCTTATTTTCTTGGAGATATTGTTTTAATTTCATATGTAATTATTCCGTTATGAACTTGCATTATATGACATAGCGGGTTAAAATTCAACTTACATCTAATGAAAACCATCTAATGAGGAGATAAAATGATGACTAATGATCCATTCGCAAGATTTGAAATAGAGCACCTAAGCTCTCAATCAATAAACCTTTTTTTAACTAACTTACCACTCTTTATAATTCGTTACTTATACAAGTATAAGAACCCAACTAATGCAGCCATGATCAGAGGATCTCTGACAGATAAATTTATTGGATCTGCGTTGAGATATCAATGGGATGTGGACCTTAAATCATGGGAGAGAACTGCCCCTAATTACTCTGTAAAAGATCTACAAGAGAGAGCTAATAAATATTTTGATGCAGAGATTGATGATGAAAACTTTGAGGATACGCCTGAGAAGATTCAGACTGAGAAAGATAATCTAAATAAATATATAGAGTTGGGCGTTCCGTTTTATAGATCTCTTGGAGATCCAGTATCTTATCAAAAGAAAGTCAGCTTAGACTTTGATGAACTCAGTATTCCGATTATTGGATACCTTGATTTAGAATTTGAAGATCAGGTCAGGGATATAAAAACAACAGCAAGGAGACCTGCAAAGCTCCCTGAACCAGTCAGCCGACAGTTAGCTATATATGCTGCTGCAACTGAAAAGACTAAGGCGGTGGCAGACTACCTCTTAGTCTCTAAAACTAAGGCAGAGGTTATCACTTTAGAATGTGATGATCTAAACCTTAGACTTGATGAAGTGTATAGAGTCTCATTAGCAATGATGAACCTCTTACATAACAATGATATTAACTCTTTATGCAGCCAATGCTTTCCCGACTTCTCGGACTGGAGATGGGACTTGCCATCAATTCAGGTTGCAAAAGAACTATGGAGAATAAAATGATGAATGAATTGACCTATGCGGAAGTGTGGAAAAAACTAAGCACTATAAAATGTGAGAATGTAGATAAGAAGGGTAAGTTTACCTATATGAGTTGGGGGGTTGCATGGCTAGAGCTAATGAAAGTATATCCCTTTGCTACATATGAATTTCTTGATGAGACTTATGAAGAGAATGGAACCTGCATGGTCCATTGCATAGTCAAGATAGGCAGCTTAGAAAGGTATATGTGGCTCCCTATAATGGACTTTAATAATAACAGTGTTAAGAACGCTACAAGCAGACAGATATCTGATGGCAGAATGAGAGCACTTGTTAAGGCTATAGCAATGTTTGGTCTAGGACATAATATCTTTTCTAATAAAGACTCTTCAGTCTATGGTGAAGATCTACCTGATGAAACTAAAGATGCAGCAGAAGCAACTGTAGTTGAAGAGATCTACACTTATACATTCACTAAGACTGGGGGTGAGGTTATAGGAGCTGATGATCCTTTAGATTATCTAAACCTAATAGCACCAAGCCTTAAACAGCCTAACAATGTGCTTCATAAGAAATGTTTTGTAGAGAACTTTGATGCCATTAAGTTTGCTTCTCAATATGCTGATGAAGCAACTAAAGCTAGATATGAAACATTGATTTCAATGTATAAGCAGGAACCTGATGAAAGCAGTTCCTGAGTGTCTTAAGGGTAAACCTAAGCACAAATTAAGTGTCACTGATTGTGTCTACCTATGCCTTAGGAAAGGTAGATACATGATGTTTCATGAGATCAAAGAAATGATCACAAGCAATACTGGTAAGTTCTATGGAGAAGCTACCATATCTGCTGCTATCAGAGATCTCAGAAATGAAGAGCCAAGAATAAGGTATGAGCTACACCCTTATAATGAAGTTGTAGTAAAGAGAAGAAGAGCCAATAGCAAAGGCTATGAATATAAATTGATACTAGGAGAAAATAATGCAATTTGAAAAAAAAGAACTGAAAGGAAGAATGTGGAAAGAGACAAATAGTAAAGTCCTTTTCAAAGGTCCTATTTACATTGAAGGTAAAGATCAATATTTTACAATGATCAGCACTCAAGTAAATGGACAGGAGAAGATTGAGCTACTGCAAAGTGTAGGACTCATCTATAGAAAGGATGATCAGAGCAGGGAGAACGCCCCTGATCTAGGTGGACCTATTACTGCTATGACTGCTGAAGGATCTAAGTCATTTAAGTATGGAGCATGGGAACAAGCTAATCCTGATACTGGAGATATAAGCCTTAGTTGTGGCTTATTGATACCGCAAGATCAAAATGGATCTGCAGAGATTGCTCCAAAAGATGAGATAGTCCCACCAAATACAGCAGTCCTTTCTGATGATGATATTCCTTTTTGAGGTGCAGTATGAAACTTAAATTTAATTCAAGTAAACCTAATACAGCTACAGTTCAATTCAGGATAGATCCTGACAGTAAAAAGAAGCTGACTGCACTTAGGAACTATTATGGTGTCACTACAGGTGTGCTGATTAAAGAGATGATTATAGAGTCCTATAAGTCTATCTTGCCATCAGAAAGACCTAAAGATCCTAATAGCGTATAAACATAAGGGGTGGAAACGCCCCTTTTTTTATGTAGGATAGATCTATGGCTAAAAGATTTGTAGATAAAGAACACTTAAAATGGGTCACTAAACTACCTTGCACAATATGCAAAGCAGGTTTTCTAACGCACTCT